ATTTTGTCATATTAAATTTAGGTTAACTGTCATTATGTCACCATTCCTCTATAATGATGAGTCATATGGACATTATATAACTTATGGTACGTTTTTTGCCATTTGTTAAGTACAAAGATAAACAATAAAATAAAAAAAACTAATAATATGTTTGGAAAAAGAAAATTTAATGAACTATTCGATGAGTTTGACTCATTCTTTAATGAAATAAAACCAACTTACTATAAAGTAGGACCTAATGGATACATTTTTTATTACGATAGTAAATCGACTACGAGTACTACCGATAATAATACGAATCAATTAAAAAAAGAATTAGATAATGCTATATCAGAAGAAAATTTTGAATTAGCGGTTGAACTTAGAGACAAAATTAAAAACTTGGAAAAAAATGGAAAAGAAATAAAAGACTTAAAAGAAAAATTAGGTATTTCTATTACTGAAGAGAATTTTGAAGAATCGATTAAACTTAGGGATAAAATTAAAAACTTAAGAAAGTAATAAAGAACCCTCCATACGGAGGGTTTTTTATTTATATATTATTCCTATACTTATTAAAAAAATATATTATGGCAATTAAAAATGAAAAAATAGAAGGGAAATTAATCATAAATGAAATTGACTCATCTAACTTAAAAAAGACAGTTTATAATACCTCTAATGAGAAGTTAGTGGTAACATTTAAAAATGGTATGGAGTACGAATACGAAAAAGTACCACACTCAATGTATACTAAATTTAGAATGGCAGAATCTCAAGGAGGATTCTTTAATAAAGAGATAGGAAGGAAATACAAATATAAAAAATTAACAAAGTAATAAAACTCACTATTTATAAACATGGATAATATAATTTCTAGTTTTGATGTGAAAGATGAGTTAAATCCCACTATTTGGGATAATTCTGACGACCCTACAAATGCCGTAATGAAAGAAGATATTCGTTTACAACTAATCGAAATTGCTAATAAATTCATTGAGTTTTTAGATTACGACATTTTTATACAAGATATAACAATGACTGGGTCGCTATCTAATTACAATTGGTCCGAATTTTCTGATATAGATTTACACATTATGTATGACTTTAATGAGTCAGGAAATGAAAAGGAACTTTATAAGGACCTATTTAAACTAAAAAAAACATTATTTAACTCCACACACGACATTACTGTTAAAGGTTATGAAGTTGAACTTTATGTTCAAGATATAAATGAACCACACATATCAACAGGAGTGTATTCAGTATTATTTAATGAATGGTTAGTTGAACCTACTAAAGAAGAGGTTAATATTAATAAAAAAATAATTACTGATAAGGTTGAACAATGGGAAGACATAATAGATTTAGTGATTGATGATGTTGAAGAATCTGATGACGATTTAGAGACTTCTTTAGAGAAAATACAAAAAGTAAAAGACAAGTTAAAAAAATATAGAGGTTGTGGTTTAGAAAAAGAGGGTGAATACTCTTATGAGAATTTAGTTTTTAAATATCTAAGAAGGAATGGATATATACAGAAACTATTCGATTTTCAGAATGATGTTATTGATAATCGTCTTTCATTATCTGAGCAAAAATAAACTATAATTATAACGTAGGCTAAGAAAAAATGGAAATTCTTAACTTACGGTATATTTATTATAAAAAACTATTATGGCACAAACTGGATGTACATCGACAGAATACACAATACCTGTGAGTGGGACAACCTCATTTACACCAATGCATGCTACATATGTGAACGATAAAAACCAATCAATTACTCAGTGCGACACTGTTAGATTGGGTGGAGTTAATGGTTTATATAATTAAAAATTAAAAAATATTAAAAATATAGAGATATGGCAGATTTAAAACCTCTAGGTAGTGAGAAATTAGAAGGTCAAGAACAAATTAGTAGAATTCTTGAGATTTCTAATTATGGTTCAAAACCCACTACTTTAAGTGAAAACAAAAACTCCAAAGCCGACTATTCAATTCAGATGGCCGATGGAAAGTACTACGGAATTGTAAAAGAAAAAACAGGATACGTAGTAAAAGTTGGTATAAGTGAATCAGAACTTGATTATAACGAACCAATGCAGAACCGTAAACATTACAAATCATTTTCTCAAGCAATGAAAAAAGTGAATCTTATTGCTGGTGAACTTAATAGAATACATGAAAATACTGAAGGAGTTAACATTATAGGTGAACAAAAGAAATTTGTTTTAAAAACACCAGAACCTAAAGTTGACGTTGATATCGATGTTGATGAACCATTAATGGAACCTGAAGCGGATTTAGATATGGATGTTGATATGGATGTTGATATGGATATGGATTCTGAAGAAAGTGTTGATGATTTAGATATGGATTTAGATTTAGATGATACTGAAGAAGAAGTTGAGGTTGACGTTGATGTTGAAGATGAAGAGAGTTCATTCAAGGTAATTCAAAAATTAACAGGTAAAATAGGTCAGAAACTAAGAACTTACGATAAAAATCAAGGACTATCCTCTGAAGATATTAAGTACGTTTTAAATTCAATTATATCTGCAGTTGAATTAGACAAACTTTCTGAAGAAGATAAAGAAGATATTTTAGCTAATTTTGAAGAAGATGAAACTGATTATGATATGGAAGGTGAAGTTGATATTGATGTTGAATCTGGTGATGATGAATTAGATTTAGATTTAGACTTAGATATGGATATGGAAGAACCTGAAGGTGAAATGGCTGAAGGTGATTCTATGAAATCTATGGTTGATGAAATATTTGGTGAGTCAAAAGTTGATAAGGTATTAGAAAAGTACTTTGTAGTTACCGATGGTGAAAAAAAGATTACAGAATCTAAAAAAATTAAAAAATTCTTAGCTGAGAAAGTTAACACTATATCGGTTAAAAAAGAAATAAAAAGATTATCGGAGAGTATTGAACAGGAATTAACTTCTGAGTTCATACTTAAAGAAAATACTAATATTAAATTTTTAGGTAAAACTAATAAAGGAAATTTAATTTTTGAATCTGGTAAAAAACAATTTAAAGTAACTTCTAAAGGTGAGTTACTATGAAATTAGTTTATATAAATGAATTAGGTCCCAATTATAAAGGGGATAATATATACGAATTCATCTTTTCAGATGTAGACGATGTATGGGGTGATGAATGGGACGCACAACCAGCTAATGGTAACCCTTCACCACCCCATATTCAATATATAAAGAAAGTTGGTGTTTTAAGAAACGTAAACATTGATTTACATTTAATACAAGATTCTGACTTTTTTGGTGTATATGATTCGATTGATGGGGTTATATCTTTAGCATGGGAAAATGAAGATAGTGACTCGATTATAAATGATAAATTTAAAAGATTAGTTTTCGGTTACGGAGATAGTGTTAAATCTGTAGAAGATAAACTATATGAAAGAGATATCGTATTAAGTTACGAAAAAAGTTTTATTGAAGATGAAAAGTAAATTTAAAATAATGGACTTATTAAGGGAGGGATTTAAATTAAATACCCTTAAGAAATTAGACGGTAACCAAATCAGTGTTTTACATAAGAAACTAGTTAACGAACAAGACACGACTAGCGATAAGACAGAAAAAATAAAAAATGACCTTGCAATGGCCAACCAGTCGGCACAACAACTATCCAATGAATTAGGTGAAGAAGAATTAAATGAGTGGGGTAGTTCTGACCAACATTTCTTCAATCAATCAATTCACAAACAATTAGGTGAACCCGAAAAAATGCCAAGTCCTTTTAGTCGTGAATTAGAAGACGCTGTCGAAGACGCAGTTGATTTCTATTGGGACGATTGGGAAGAATATCAAACAGATAGAGATGGTTTAATAGTACATGGTAAAAGAGCTTATTTAAGAAGTTACTTTACTGATAACTTTAACATGTTAGTTAAAATGTTTGAACCTGCCGATGAGTTACATGATGATGATAATGAACTATTAGAAGATAAAGATGCTGATAATTCATTAGAAAAAGAATCAGGTTATAACCCTTATGATGGTAATAGTGTTGGTAATGATGACGGACCCGCTAATTATGGAGTTAATCCTAAAGCTGGTGGTGACGGTATGGGTATAGCTGAAGATAAGAAAAAAAATAAAAAGAAGAAGAAGACTAAAAAAGTGGATGATACCATTATACGTCCTGTTATGACTACTTTAGGTATGTTTGAAGAGAATAGTGAGTATGCTATTTGTATGGATAGTATACAAGGTAAGTATGGTCCTAAAAAAACTTGGAAGAAAAATGCTGAGAAGAAATTTGATGCGTGTGTTAGTTCTGTTGGTAAACAAATTAAGGAACGTAAAGAAAATATTAGAAAAATTGAAGAAAGTATTGTATCTTTGATAAAAGATGTAAATAAACCTTCTATGACTAAAAAAGATTTAATGGATATTATTGAACAAGGACCGGGAACTAAAGAGGCTCCTGTAAAGACACCTACTCGTACAAAACCAAAAAGAAAAAATCCTTACCAACCGAAACACAAACCAGCACCTAAAGCTAAGGTGGAGGATAAAGACTTACCAAATTTTCTTAAATTTGACAATCTAAATATATCATTCAAAGATGAAGAAAAAAATTAAAGAACAAATCGAATATGATGGTCCTGAAAGAATGGACCAAGGAATTCAATCAAAATTAGAAAAAGGTGAGACACCTATGTCTGATAATCCGGGGTTACCGAGGAAAGACAATGATGAATTAGATAATTCATTTGAACAGTTAGTCGCATCAAAAAGATTTCGTGATGTAGTTGAAAAAGTTAAGAGATATACAGGTGTAAATGAAGTAACTCAGAATCAGTTAATGAATTTACAGGGTATGTTGATGCAAGCCGTTAGACAAGTAAAACAGATTGAGTCAAATAATGAAGGTTATTTGGAGCAATTAGCTGTCGATGTCGTTAAAAAAGAATTATCATTACCTGATGATGCTTTTCAATATGATGTTGAATTAACGTCTATGCCGGGTCAGATTGATATGTCAAAAATGAGAAAGGATTCTGAAGAACCTGAAGACGAAGATGTTTTAGACCAGTTTGGTGTTGAAGAAAATGAAGCTGAAGATGATTTAGAGAATTTTATGGCCGCTTTTGAAAAGTTTGACTTAGAAAAGGCTAAAAGACGTTTTATTAATACTTTAATTCAAGGAGCATCTAAAAAAGGTCATTACATGTATCATTTAGTTAAAGATGAGTTAGAAAAACTTGACCCAAAACTATTAAATTTATATGGTGTATTAATGTCCGTTAATGATTTATTATACTGGATTATGCCAGATGATATGGTTATGAAAGCCGCTGAAAGTGGTCAAGGGATGGAAGGTAAGGAAGAAGTTGATGATACTACAGACCCACCAACTATAAAGGCTAAAGGATTGTTTTTTCCTATATTAATACATGAACTTCTAAAAGGAGTTTACGAAGTATTAGGTACCCAAGGATTACCTGACGACCCTAAAGCTGCGGATATGGTTATGGCGTCTCAAGATACATTACCTTACGAAATATGGGATTTACGATTAGGACCAGTAATTTGGGAAAAATTTATGGCCTCGTATCCTGAAAAATTATACGATGACGATTTAAGAGAAATACAAAATTATTTATTTTCGCGATTTTCTTCATTAACTACTGATGAATTTTTTGATGTTGCTAAAATGATTATGTCTGGTTCTGATGATGGTAAAAAAGTTGTAGCTAAAATGGTGGATGAGATTATAGAAGAATTAAAGTCTCAAGATTATGAAGATGCTATATCACAGTATGACGATGACGATGATGACGATGATGATGACCTTTCAGGTCTTTTAGACGGGTTGGGTATTTCTTTATCATAAAAAAAACTTATTATGTATAGATGGGACTATCAAGAGAGCAAGTTTTATTGGAATATGCTAGGTGTGTAAAAGATACCCCTTACGCATTAAAAACTTATCTACAAACCTACGATAATACGCAATCACAGTACGTACCTTTAGAATTATTTTCAGACCAAAAAACATTAATTAATGATTATGATACTTATGAGGAAAATATCGCCTTAAAGTATAGACAGGCGGGTGTTTCTACAGTTACCGCGGCTTGGGCATCAAAAAAAGTAGTTACTGCATCTAAAAGAAAACCTGAAAAGGTACTAATAATTGCAAACAAATTAGATACATCACAAGAATTCGCTAATAAGGTTAGAAGTTTTATTGACCAATGGCCAACATGGTTTGGGATATCTTATTCTAACGAAAAAAATTCTCAAAGACATTTTAAATTATCAAATGGTTGTGAAGTTAAAGCCGTTGCAACCTCAAAAGATGCACTTCGTGGGTATACACCAACAATACTTATTTTTGACGAGGCGGCGTTTATTGACGCTGATGATGACTTTTGGTCTGCGTGTATGGCGTCACTTTCTACAGGTGGTAAAGTTATTGTAATTTCAACACCTAATGGTTTTGACCCAATTTATTATACTATATATGACCAAGCCTTAAGGGGTATGAACGATTTTAAGATAACTGAAATGTATTGGTATCGTGACCCTCGTTATGCTAAAGACTTACAACTCATCAAATGTAACGACATTATACATTATATGTTAAACCGTGAAGATTATGATGACAGTAAAATAATAATCAGATATGGTGATATCGACCCCCGTGAAAGGGATTACGAAGAAATTAAAGAAAAATTATCAAATGGATACAAAGTTTATTCTTCATGGTTCGAAGGTATGGCTAAAAAACTTAAATTCGATAGAAGAAAAATCTCACAGGAATTGGAGTGTAACTTCTTGGGTTCAGGGGATAACGTCATCCCAAGTAGTACGATTGAAATTATTAAACAAAACTTCATACAAGAACCAATAAATAAATTTATAGGTGGTTCATTGTGGCAATGGAAAGAACCAGTACAAGGTCATAAATACATTATGGGTATTGATGTTTCTCGTGGTGATAGCGAAGATTATACTACATTTACTATAATAGATTTTGAAACGAGAGAACAAGTTCTTGAGTACTTAGGTAAGGTACCACCAGATGTCGTCGCAGAAATAGCATTTAAATGGGCGACAATGTATTCAGCATTTATCGTAATTGATATTACGGGTGGTATGGGTGTATCCACATCAAGAAAACTACAAGAATTAGGATATAAAAATTTATATGTTGAAGGTGTTAATGCCGCTGACAAATGGAAATATAATCCTAAAACTTTAGATAAGATTCCTGGATTAAATTTTAATAATAAAAGAGTACAGATTGTAGCGTCATTT